TAAAGTGACAGGGATTGAAATGTGTGAGACTGAGGGTGCAAAGGAAGGAATTCCTATGGAAAAGGTTTTCCTATCAGACAAAAACAGATGTGTCTTTGACTTTGAAAATGGACACTGGCAATATGGATATCAAGTGGAGGCCCAAAATGCTTGAGATTTTAGGTGCGTTGATTATTGTTAATATAGTTTTGGGTGTATTACTATGACACAAATACAACTATTAGAAAAAAGGATAGATGCAGTTGCAAAGACGCTGCAATATCCACATCTTTCAGACTGGGCGGTTCAGTATTGGAACAACGTATTGGATAGTCTGGTTATGAAGTTACCGAAAGATAAACTAAATTGAGATTCAAGCGTCTACAGTCTGGTATGAATATTTTACCGATGATGCAAGAAGTCGGAGAGAACTTTGATGACTTCTACAAAGAAACTTATCGGCAAGACAATATTCAGTGTCAAAAAGAAACCATGTCCATTAATCTCGTGAAGGGGGTTAGATATGATGATGGTACACACTTTGATGATACACACACTACTGTAGAGACAGCTCAGTTTGAGAAGTATGCAAAAGTAAAAGAGTTTTTAAATTGGTTTACTAATACCTATGGTGGACGGATGTACAGGGTTGCAATTGTTCATCTTGGTTCAGAAAAGAAGGTATATCCACATATTGACGGTGGAAAATATTATGAAGATAAAGACAGATTTCACATGGTGTTGAGTGGTTACTATGACTACACTGTTGAGGATGAAACAGTAAGGTTCAATGCCGGTGATTTGTGGTGGTTCGATAATCAGAGAATGCACCACGCCGTGAATGCAACACCTATTTCTAGGATATGCATAATTTTTGATGTGAAAGGGAGTAATTTCAAATGAGTAATCAACGGGCTGGTAAATTCAAACCAGCAACACTACGAGAAGGTGGTGGTATGCAACAAGTGAACTTTTTCAAGTATGCAAAAGAAGTACTTGAATCAGAAGGACACGATGATGCTGCATTCTACTTTGAACAAATGGAAACATGGTTGCGTGATGGTAAGGGATTACCACAAGATGCACGTTCAATTGCAAATGCACTAGGAGTTTAGAATGGCGTTTCAAGTACACAAACAACACAAGTTGGGAGACCAACTAGAAGCACAGGCATACGATTGGGCGATTACAGATGTTCAAGAATATTATGGTGTTGAAGAAATAGAAGAATTGACCCAAGAACAGGTTGATGAAATCTTTGCATATTCTGAATCAGAGCAGTGTTACGAAAGTTATGTTGGTATGGCTCTTAGGACAATATGTGATCAATGGGAAATGGAACAAGAAGGAGAATAGTTATGGTTGCAAAAGATGGCCCACTAAAGTCGGCATTCGATGGTTTAGAATCTAAAGGTGTAGTCAGTCATGCTTTGATAACATATCGGTATGTAGATGGTGTTATCAGAAAAGAAACTGTTACTCGTAAATATCAGATGAACGGTGATTATATTGATTCATCTACAACAGAACCTTTTGGACAAGCAAGTTCTGTATAGATGATTATGAAACCTGTGGACTATCGTGTAGCCACCCTGTTTGTACAGGAACGTCACTATAGTCCTGTCATGCCCAAACTAACTAAACACTATCTTGGAGCCTATCAGGACGATGAACTGGTAGGTATTCTGACGTTGGGTTGGGGTACAAATCCTATGGGTACAATCAAGAAGATGTTCCCAGAACTAACCACTGCCGATTACTTTGAGATAGGTAAGATGTGCATGGATGAGTCTATGCCACGCAACTCTGAATCACAGATGCAGAGTGCTACAATCGCATGGATGAAACAGAACACACCAAACGTCAAGTTTCTGTATACATGGGCAGATGGTATTGTGGGTAAGCCAGGATATGTATATCAGGCTGCAAACTTCTTATATGGTGGATTTATATGGAGTGACGTATATGTTACAGAAAGTGGCGAGAAGGTACACTTTCGTACAATCCAGCGTAAGATGAAGAAAGAGATGAACAGACACGACTTGAAATATGGCCCACGACCTAATGATGCAAAGATGGGTGAGTTGGGATTTAGTCGTGTATGGGGTAAGCAGTTTAGGTATATTTTCCCTCTAAACAAGAAATCTAGAAAGTTATTAAAGCATTCTAACATGGAATGGACACTGGATTATCCAAAGGGTAAAGACTTAGAATGGAAGATTAAGCGGCCTGGAGAGGTGGCTTATACGTTGACCAGCACCATGCCATATGAGCATAGGGGTGATAGTGTACAACACAATTCGGGCAACGTGAACAAGGTTGCTGACAAGTTTGGAACAGCAACGCTTGATAATTTCTTCTAAATAATGTTGACAAAACGGTAATTAATTGGTATTATATGCTATGAGTTATGATATAGACGAAATCACAAGAGAAGATGTTGCACTGATTATCGGTGTGATGTTGTTCTCATTTTTTATGGGGCTGATTATTGGTAAAGATTCATTAGGGATTACTCTCTTGATTGGCATGACAGCATATATTTTAATTTATGTGGGTAGGATATTGAGGATACTATGATGAGATATGATGACTACATGAGAACTAGAAGTAAAAGTGAGATGCTCAAAGATGAGGTTGATAAAACTATGTCTTTGATATGGAAACTGGTAGATGAACCAGACTATGAATCACATTACGCTGCACATAGTGAAACAGGTGTAGTGTATGACAAGAGAATATTGGGTGATAAGATTGCAAGAATCAACCATGAGATTGAAGAACTTGAAGATAGAATAGAGAATGACAAACAATAATATTATTAGTGATGAACGATATGGTAAACTATGGAATCAAACTCGTGACTTCATAGACGAACACTGCATAATCAGAGCAGAGCCAGGAACTTACATGGATGGTAAGTTAGAAGGTTCTAGATATACATGGGTGTTCTATTTACGAAACGGATTGTATCGTACAGACTTTCTGAGTGCAATCACACAGATGTGGATGAAAAAGGTACATGATGAGATAGGACATTTTGACTTTCAGTTGAGTGGACTAGAAACCGCCGCAACACCAATGATTGTAGGTATGCCTATCTATGCACAAGTATTCGGTGTAAATCTCAACGGTTTTTCTATTCGCAAGGAACAAAAGACATATGCGATGAAGAACTGGATTGAGGGCGGTACGACAGAACAGCCAGTGATGTTATTGGATGACTTATCCAACTCTGGTAATTCGTTGAGAAAAGCATACGACATTTTAGAATGGCATCATATGAACACATTTGAGTGTGCGTTTACAATCGTCAACAAAGTCAATGAAGGTGTACATGATGACAACATGACCACAGACTTCTTGTTACCAGAACATATCAAAATCATGTCTCTGTTCACACTAGACGATTTTAATTTAGTAGGTAATGTGGAGTTGCACTAATGGTGACGAATGAACGTAAGATTATTCTGATTACGGATATTATCGATCAGAAGGTTCGTAAGGAAAAAGAGATAGACTTCTATGAGAGGGAACTCAAGAAGATAGAGGAGAAATTATTCTTTCTAAAGAAAGAACAACAACTGACTCAATTTATTATTGACATCATCGAAACAGAGAAGGTTGTTGATATCAGGGAGCAGATGTATGAGCGCTTGGAAATTTCAACAGGAATCAATACTGAAGGTGATAACTAAAGACGGGCCCATCTGGAGAGAGATGATGAAACCCCCAGTTAAGTTTGTAAAACATAAGGATTATGGGGTAAGGAAACTTGCAGAAAGATTAGGAAAGAAAAGTAGGAGAGTGCGATGAAGTGTTATGTGTGTGATGAGGAACTTATTTGGGGTGGTGATCACGATATAGAGGAAGATGAATTTTTCCATGAGGATAATCATACCATACACACAAACCTATCATGCAACAAGTGTGGAGCTTATGTAGAGGTGTATCATGGAAACAAACAAACAGATTAAGTACGGTGTATATGTAGAAATAGACACAAACGAATGGATGTGGGATTCTGGTACACATCAGATTTCACCAGCCCAACCACCACTACTGTTTGACACAGAAGAAGAAGCACAAACGTATAGTAACAAGAAATGGAAAACAGGACGGGCGTTAGAATACCCAGAACATCTTAAACAATATTGGAGAGAGTACGAACAGGAACGTGCAAAGAAGATTGCACAGAACGTACCACCAGAACTATGATATCAAAGATGTTGGTATGTCTATTAGTATCATACAACATAGAAATATCAGAGACAGGAGTAAAGGATAGGGTATGTGTATACAAGTGTCAAAAAGGACTGAAAGAAACCGTATTCACACATCCTGTATATCAATGCCCCAGAAGGATGTATATAGATGACCCTGATAAGAAGGATTAATTTTGCACCAGTGGTACAACAGATGATACCACACCCTGCCGAAGAGAAGAAAGTACCGGCGAAAGAAAAGCCAAAAAAAGTTGAAAAAACACATCACACAGTAGATAAAAAGTGTTGACAAATTAGGTATAGTATGAGATACTATAGCTATCGTTAAGGGAAATGGTTTCCCTTGACATAACAACAGGGAATGCATAGTGCATCCCTACTATAGACACAGGAGAAACAAATGTCTTTAGATTTACAGTTAAACCCTACACTCTCATTGAAGGAGTGTCCACCAGAAATTTATTATAATCAGTTAGACGATACAGGAAAGAAGTTATTCCCTGGCGTAAAGTTTGTCAAGCGTATTGTAATGAATCGTGATAGGGTATCATTCAAGATTAACGAACAGATTCGTGAGTTAGATGCTGGAGAAGACCGTGTAAAGAGGTTACTTCCATCATATCGCAATCGTGGATTTATCTATTCAAAGCCACCTCAGGCAATCATGGTTGATCCTAGTGATCCGAAGCGTTATAGTGGATTGTCAGGTTTCGGACGTAACGAAGCACAGGACATTCTTGGTATCACACATATGATGTACGATATCCTTGAATTCGACAAGCCTCTCTATAAGGAAGCATTCAAGGTTAACTCTAATGATACTGATGACCATGTACCTGCTACACAGAATACGAAGACCACGATTATTAAGAGCGTAGTCAACGCAGTGACCGGCGGAATCGTGGCTGATACCGATGATGATATCCTTGAGTACCTTTCAATGATTTGTCGTAGTCGCCCTGATTGGCATTCCACAATCCTTTCAACAATCCGAAAGGAGCATATTGCAAGATTCGAGACTATGAAGGCATGGAACACATCCTCTGCTAAGGCATATGCGAAGAAGAATGCAATACCATACGAAGGTAACGGCAACAAGAACGTAGCAGGCCTTGGATATGTACGAAAGTGGACAAGTGCAAAGAACGTATTTTGGGATAGTATGATTAAGTCCTATGAATACGGTTTCAAGAAGGTAGGTTTGATTACATGGGTAGACGAACCTAACCCAGCTACATTGAATGGTGATAGACAGAAGATTCGTAGCGAGTTTTCAAAGATGGAAAATCTCTTTCAGTTGTGGATTGCAAACTACCTTGATATGGGTATTGATGAAGTACGCAAGAGAGGTAAGGGTAGATTCCCTATGGAATTCACTGGTTTCTTACCACAGGATACTTCACCTAACACTGATAATGGGGGAGAACCAATTGAAAACACCATTGTCAAGTAAGTAAACACTATAGAATCATGGGTAGCGGAAGTGTTACCCATGATTTCCCACCAAAACCCATATTTCCCCATAATATTAAAAAAGGCTTGGAATAATATGATTCTCTTGTCATTAAAGGTTGTTATTGACCGACTGACCAGAAATTATACCACACTTTTTCATATTTGTCAATAGCCGAATCGGGCCGAATCACTAATTATTTTCATCTTTTTTGTCAAGAGTTTTCTGAAATTTCTCTGAGAACCCTCTGTAAGCCATTGATTTTACTAGCGAATTTAATGCCAAATTAGGCCTTGACTTGCTCTGAGAACAATGGTATAATAGCTATATAATCAGAGAGTAAGGAGAGTTCACATGGCATA